TGTTGCTTTTTGAATTGTTCTGTTATCAGCTATATAAGCATAATCAGAAGTTGTTGCAATTGCAGTTGAATTTTCATTGAAATATGAACCTGCAACACCAACAAATTTTCTAAGGAAAATGTATCTATAATTTTGTAAAGTTGTTAGTAAAGAATCGGTAACAGAAGCGTTGCTGAATTGAACACCATTTGCAAAGGCTATATTATCACATTCATAACCGTTGCTGATATTAAAGTTTGCTACCCATGCAATTGATTGTGAAACTTTTGCTGATGCTACTGCACCTAACAATGCGCCTAATGTAGTTATTGATTTGCCAGTTGCTTGAAATAAACTATTTCCTAAACCAGTTCCGTCCTGTGAAATAACAGCAGATACTAAATATGCTGATAATGTTGAAAGGTTTGTAAGTGTTGATACATCCGGTGTTCCTGAAATATCTGCACCATATAATGCAACCAATTCTTTATGTGCTGTTACGTTTGCTTGGCATACATTATGAATGGTAGTTAAATCACCACTTGAAAATGCAGAAGTTGAATCTTTAAATACTCCAATCTGTCTGATTGCACCATTTGCGAAATTTTGCATTGTGGTAATCTCAACAAACGTATAAGGTGTAGGAATTGGAAAAATACCTACATAAAGATTGCCTTGTGGCTGTAATCTAAAGTATTCACTGATATGATAATTCCATGTCGCAAATACACTTGCTACACCACCTGTAAATTGTGTTAATGTTCCAGCTAATGTTGCAGAAGTTGAATAAGTTGCTGTTAAAGGTGTTCCTGAATTTAAAAATATTCCTAAACCTTTTCTTGCAGTTATTGTAACTGTTGCTGTTGATGCTGTTGCTTTGTAACCATGTGTTTGTGTTCCTGCATTAATAACAGCGGCTATTGATGTTGCTACTAAAGTTGCAGTTGTATCACTTGACAATTTATTATAAGTTCCTAAAGAAACTGTTCCATTTGGTTCTGCAACATTTAATGTTACTGAATCATTAGGACTACCAGCAGCAGTTACTAAAAAACTCCCTGTTGCTTGTGTTTCATCTGAATAATTATTGGTAATACCTGCTGCTATTGCATCTTGAACAGAAAAAAATTGTTTAATTCTATTTGATGCAGAAAATCCAGAAGGTAATGTTGAACCATAAAATGCTAATCCAGATATATAATCTTGCCCGGGTAATGGACGGCCTAAACCACCTTGACCTAAGACAAAAGACACATTATTTAAAGACATTAATTTTTAAGATTTTTCTTTGTGAATTGGCGTAGAATCAGGCGTTTGATAGAATCTCCATTCACCTTTTTTATTAAACCAAATTGTTGTTATATGAGGCATAACTTCAAATATTGCTTTCGCTTTCTCTATATTTATTAAAGCATCATTTTTTATTGCATCAACTTTTTTAGTTTCAACAGGTTTTGATTCTTCCTCAACTTTTTTAGTTTCAGTTTTTTCAATATCTTTTTCCACAGTTTTTATTTCGTCTGCCATTAATTTTTTTTATTTGATTAAGCAGTTGCTGCACGTCCTTCTTCAACCCATGTTGCACCGTCAAAGACTGCACTGAATGATGCTTTCTTTCCTGCTGCTACTGATAATGTTCCTGATGCTGATACATTTGCACCCATAGTTGCTACTAATGCACCACCTGTTCCATTGGTAAACATTACAGTTATTTCATCACCTATATAACTATTAGCTATTGAAGGATTAAATGTTACTGCACCTGTCAAAGCAATAGGGCCTACAACAGTTTTTGCTGCTGTTATATTTGGTGAAATAGTTGCTGCGTATGAAGGGGCTTGATAATCGTTTGTTATTACTCTTGAAGTGTTGTCTTGATTTGCACCACTTACTATTCTTGATGTTGCCATTTATTTTTTTATATTTTTATTTTATGCAGTAATATTTGTGTACAATACAGCGAAATCAGGGAAACCAATTTGAGTATCCATTTTGAATAATCCTTTGATGAAGAATAATTCTGAATTTGCTTGCAATCTTGCCAACTGTAAACCAGTCTCATCTTGTTCTGAATTGCAACCAACCCATAAGTTTGATTCCATTCCAGGATTTGAAATAGTTGCAACAATTGTATTATCTGGCATACCAGCTAATGGAACAACATCATAACCTTTATATCTATTGATACCTGCTTGTGTAGTGTCCTGATTTTTGAAAGTACCTAACAGTAAATCTTGTTCATAAATTTGTTGAGTTAAATAACTAACATGGAATTTCAAACCTTGATTACCGTATTTGAACAACAATGCTTTTGGAACTGAACTATATACTCTATTGAAAGCTGCACTAATATTTTCATGTGAACCATCACCTGTACCTGCAACTAATATCAAAGGACTTGATACCTGTACTGTTGCTGCATCATTTAATAGTTTAGTGATTAAACCATCAAAATAAAAATATGCTGAATCAGTTGTTGCTTGTCCTTTTGATGTTGGTGTTACATAATTTGCATTAGAAGGGTCAAATACTAATCTACTTCTCCATGTAGCATTTTCAAAGAATTCATTCAAACGTTTCATTGTCTGAAGCATTGTAAATTCTTCTGCTGTTGGGGGTAAATCTCTATCTAATAGTTTTGGGTCTAATTGAACGGCATACCAATGTTGTTCATAATCACGCGGATTAAATTCGATGTATAACATCAAATCCATTGGAGTTAATGAACGACCATCCACAGTCATTGAACCTTGTGAAACTGGTGTTGCTGCACGTTTTTGAATGAAATTTGAAACATCAATTCTTGGAATTGTATATTTCTTTTTAATACCATCTTGTACGTGCACACATCCTTTCTGAACTGTGTCCATTCCTACAACGGGTCTTGTGATAAACTGGGATGCAGCTTCACCTGCGTATGTGGTATCACTAATTACTAATGCTTCTGGCATTTATTTATTATTTATTTTGTTTTTAATTATTATTTTTTGTTCAGTTTATTTTGGAGTTTAGCCATTTCAACTGCTACTGAATTTGCTTGTGCTTTTTTCTCTACATTCAATTCAAATTTTTCCGCAGTTTTATTTGTTGGAATAGAATCTAACATAGCCTGTACACCTTTCATATCTGCTTTTGCTTTTTCAATCCATTCTGTAATTGCAGCAGATTCATTTTTTATTTTGCCTGCTTTTACATTTTCTGAAATAAGATTTTTTGCTTTTTCTTCTTTGATAGAATCTTCAATTTTTTCAGCTTTTTCTTTTTCAGAATCTAACTCTGCTTGTGCTTTTTCAAATGCAGCTTTTGCAGTGTTTAATTGGTTTTCCAAATCTTCCATTTGGGTTTTCATTTTTTCCAAATCATCTTTTGCATTTTTGGAAATAGCAGTTGCTTCTTCAACCATTTCATTAATGGCTTTTACGATGCTATCTTCATTTGCATCTTCTGGTAATGAAAGTTTATTTGTAACTTTTATCATTTTATTATTATTAAATATTATCTTGTTTAAAACTTTATCCGCTTCCGCATAAAAAATTTTCAAATCATTTTTAGGAAGGTTTTTGGTGTTCATAGTTTCAGTTTCTTCCACTTCATCACATAAGCCTAATTTCATGGCTTCATCAGCTTGAATAAATGATGTTCTATCTAACATTTGGGTTACCTCAACTTCGTTCATGCCTGAACGTTGTGATATGATTTTATTCAATGAATCTTTCATTGACTGCAACAAAGGGCTATCAGTTGTTTTGTCTCCATTTTCTGATTCTGAATATGGATTGTGATACATTAAAATCGAATAGTCGGCCATTATTCTTTTGCGCCCAGTTTGGAAAATGACTGCTGCAATTGATGCTGCCATTCCTACACAATATGTATCTACTCTGGTATTACTTTTTAGTATTGCATTGCAAATATTATAGCCATCCATAACCACACCACCCACACTATTAATCCAAACTTGAATTCTTTTTTTTCCCATTTGGTCTAATGCCAAAAGTTCTTCTTGAAATATGCTTCCATCTATTCCCATCCCATCTTCTGAATCCATTCCAATATGTTTGTTTAATAACATTATTGGTTCATTTGATTCTATGTTCTTTGCATACAGAAATTTCATTTATAAATTATCAACCTGAATGATTCTTTCTTTAAATATTGTAGGAAATAAAAAAAATAATTCGTTCTTCTTTTTCTTTTAAATATGGTTTAATTATTTTTTTAAGAACCGCATGGAAGTTTATTATGAGTATAAATTCCATTAGCTACATAAGTTTTATTGGTAGTTGAAATGTTTATCACTTTGAAATTGCCTTGCTGTTTTTCTATTGAATAGATTTCAATTTCTTCTTCTTTTATATTTTTAAATTTATCGCCAACTTTTAATTCTAATGCTTGTACTTGTTGACCACCATTGATTAAATGAATATGTCCAATGGAAGATTTTAATAAACCTTCATTAATATTATATAATGTAGATACATGGTAAGTTTCAAAAGATTCAACCTTATTATTTTCACCAAATAATTCTTCACCTACTTTTAATTTTCCTAATTCTTTTTGCGTTCCATTT